TTTGGTATAAAATTAAGGAGTTTCATCACTCTGGGAGAGAGAGCAAAGCCCAAAAGACTGATAACGAGTACTATCTGGAGCTAAAAAAATTTGTTGGAGATATTAAAATTAAGCAAATAATAATAGATCCTTCTGCTTCAAGTTTTGTGGCACTTATTAAAAAGTCCAACGATTTCAACGTAAAAAAAGCCAAAAATGACGTACTTGCAGGCATAGCACAAGTTAATAGTTTTATAGCTTCTGACAATATTAAAATATTTAATACATGCAAAAAAACAATAGAAGAATTTGGAAAATATGCATGGGATACGAAGGCAGGCGATGACACTCCGATAAAAGAAAACGACCACCATTGTCTTTTGGGGTCAACTCTAGTAGACACAGAGTTCGGACAAATTAAAATATCTGATTTAGTCGGAAAAACAGGAAACGTAATTTGTTACGATGAAGCAAATGAAAAAGTTGTTACATCTCATTTTTATGACGTATGCAAAACAGGCAATGAAGAAATATTTGAAATTGAGTTAGAGAATGGAAAAAAAATAGAGTGTACAGGAGACCACCCGATTCTAACAGATTTTGGTTGGGTGCGTGCCGATTCTATCTCCAAACGGCATTCAGTACTTGATGTCAGACATTGTGTGTGATACAATTATAATATCACGAAAAACACAGGAGGAAAAAATGGTAGAGTATAAGAATAGCGGGAAGAATGCGATGCTAGACGGAATTCGCTTCACGAGAGATGAAAAAACACATTATTATTTGTCAACTACTAAAATTAAAAATAGTCGGAAAAGATTACATGTTTATGTTTGGGAAAGTAATAATAACGTAGTGCCTAGCGGTTTTGTTGTGCATCATATCGACCACGACAAAAGCAATAATAACTTAGATAATTTAAAAATAATATGTAAAAAGGAACATGGTGTATATCATACTAGCAAATTAACAAAAGAGCAAAAAGAAAAAAGGTTAGAATCTTTTTTAATTAATGCGTTGCCGAAAGCAGCAGCGTGGCACAGCACCGAGAAAGGCAAAAAATGGCACGGCGAGCACTCGAAACAAATTTGGGCAAATAAAAAAGAAGTCCCGCATAAATGTGATTGTTGCAATAGTGTATTCATGTCAAAACGCCTAAAAAACAAGCGTAGTGTTTTTTGTTCAAACGCATGTAAATCCGCAGAAAGAAGGAAAAGTGGTGTAGATAATGAAACAAAATGTTGTGTTTTGTGTAACGGAAAATTCGAAACAAATAAATACGCAAGCAGGAAATATTGTAGCGAGTTATGTCGCAGTAAAAAAGGTAACACGTAAAAATAAAGAGGATGTTTATAATATGACTGTAGCAAAATATCATAATTTTAGTGTTAACGGTGGGCTTATTGTAAGCAATTGTGATAATCTTCGATATTTTGTCGCAACGAATGGTTTAGGATTGCCAAAAAGTTCATTAATTTTAACGAGGAGGTAAACAATGCATACTTTTCAAGATTTTGAAAAACTAACTTCGGAATTTGATAGACAACAATTTTTATTAGCGACGGTTACGGGGTTTCAAAGCGGCGAAGAATATAAAAATATGATAATTGCTGGCAAGTATTTTAATAGTGATAACATTTCAGTTTTGGATAGAGAAAAATTTACAGTAAAAACGCTAGATAGAGAATTTACAGTGTCAAAACAAATAGCGTCATCAAATTTCTTTTTTAGACTTGTAACGCAACAAAACCAGTTTTTATTGGCAAACGGATTACAAATAGACAACGACAGCGAAAAAAACAAACTTGGTTTGGGGTTCGATACGAAACTCCAGGAAGCGGGAGAATTGGCTCTGGTTCACGGTATTAGCTGGATTTTTTACAACAGCGACCACGTGGAATTAATTCCAGCGACACAATTTATACCGTTGTATGACGAATTTTCCAGCGAACCGTTGGCAGGAATTAACTTTTGGCAGCTAGACGAAACACGACCTGTTTATATAAGACTATTTGAAATTGACGGTATTTCCTGGTATAAAATAACAAAAGATTCAAGAGAGCCGAACAAAAAAAACATAGAGTTGTATAAGGAAAAAGAATCATATGTTAAAGTTGTGCAAAATAATATATTAATAGATAATAAAAACTATGATAATCTGTTTCCTGTTGTCTCACTAAAAGCCAACGAAAACGCAGCTAGTGAGCTTAAAACAGCTATAAAGACAAAAATAGATATGTATGATTTAGTATTGTCTGATTTTAGTGACAATCTACAGAAAACAAATTCCATATATTGGTTGATTGAGAATTTTAATGGGGACGCAACGGACGCCGATTTGTTGAGAGCTCAAATAGAAGATTACAAAATGATATTTACAAAAGATGAGGGGCAAAAAGCATCTGGCGAGTTTATGCAAGTGCCTTATGAAGCTCGTGCCGTAATTCTCGAACTCTTAGAATCTGGTATATACCGAGATTTTATGGGGCTTAACATGAAAGAAATCACGGGCGGAGCGTTGACCAACGTGGCTATAGACACGGCAAAATTTAATCTAGTAAACAAAGTAAACCGTTACGAATATAGAGTGTTCGAAACTTGTCAAAAGTTGTTAGCCCTTGCGGGTATAAAAACAGAGAATATTAGATTTAGGCGTGAGTTTATAGCAAACAAATATGAAACTATGCAAATGTTGTACATGTGTCGTGCTGATTTAGACTTGACCACAGCACTCGAAAAAAATCCGCTTGTCGAAATGGATGAAGTTAGTATAATACTAGAAAGAATTGAAGAAGAAGAAACTTACAACGGCGGAAATGAAATACCTCAAATTCCAGATGTCGAGAATGCACAAAATGAGTAACCTTGTCAAGGATTTAGAGAAAAAACTCGCTGCATTGTACACGAACGCAACTAAAAAAATAGATAATATTTTGAGTGATATAGATTTTAATAGCTACACGCAAGATGATATAAATGACGTTGTTGCACAGATAAAAAAAAATAAAAACGCTATCGTTAGTGAGATAGCTTCGGCGGGAAATAATGCGAGAAGTGCGATGGACAACAACAGTTTACGACTTTATAAGCAAAGTTATTTACAATCACTAAATGATTTTAACAAAAAAATTGGTCATAATCTGGATTGGGACATTCCAAACAATGAAGAATTCGAAAGAATGCTAGAAAAAGAAATTAATATCTATGATAGGAAAGCCGCTGCAAATTTGAGCGATAAAAATATTATCAATAGACGTTTTGAGAATGCGTTGATTGCTGTTGTTGTCGCAAAGGTAGCCATAAACAAGATAAAAAAGGAAATAACAGACAAAACCGTTCGCCGAGGTTGGAACGATTCTACCAGACTAGCAAGAACAAAAAGCACAGGCATTTTAAACGGTGCTAGATTCGAAGGTTTTAATAATGCCGAAAAAATGGGAATCAGAGGTGTGAAAAAGTGGGTTTCCACATACGACGGGAGAACTCGGATGAGCCATGTATGGATGCAAGCTCAAAAAGAAGAATTGAATGATATTTTTGCAAATGAATGTATGTATCCCCGTGACCCGAATGGGCCTCCAGGTGAAGTTGTCAACTGTCGTTGTACTGTTTCTTACGTGATGGAAGGTTCGCAAGAGTTTAATTATAGCATTTACGAAGGCGACGATTTAGAAGAACTTTTGGAGGAGGTAGATTAATAGATGGCAGACATGATAAAATGGGAAATAAAAGACCACAGCAGTAAATTTAAACACGCATTACCAGCAAAAACAGGAGTTATATTAACAAAATGGGGTATTAAATGGCAGGAAATATCAACAGGCTTGGTTACTAAAAAAGGTGTTGTTGACACTGGGCTATTGCGTGACACGCTAGGTTTTAAGATTGATATAGCTGGTAAAAAGGTAAATGTAGGAAGTCCGCAGCCGTATGCGGCAAAGCATGAATTGGGAACGCACGGAATGCGTGCGAGGTCGTTTATTGTTCCCGCTATTAGGGAACACGGAGCAGCGTATAAACAAATTGCAGTAGAGCAACTAAAAAATCTATAGAAAACTATAAAAATATTGTTTTTATTATTATTTTGTGATATTATATAGATAGTGGGGAGTTGATAGAATGTCAATATTAGATATTTTTAAAAACAAAGAAACTTTAACTAGCGAAGAAATAAAGAACTTAGAAAAAGAAATTACAAGTTTGCAAGCACGGCATACCGCAGAAAAAGACAGTCTAATTAATAATTATGAGTCTGTTAAAAGCGTTTGGGAACAAGAAAAAACAAAATTAGCAGCAGAGGGAGAGACATTAAAATTGGAAAAAGAAAAGCATCAGCTTGAAAAACTACACGAAAAAAAAGAGCAAGCAATTGCTAATCATTTGACAAACGATGGCGTTAATCCTAAATTATTAAAATTGTTTAAAAAAGAGATTGATATAAATACGGTAGAATTGAGTGAGGACACCAATAGCATCACTAATTGGGACAGTTTGGCGGACGGGGTGAAAAAAGAATTTTCGGATTTTTTTGGAGCAGCAGAAATTAAAGGTGTGGAAACAGTTAACCCTATCGCTAAAAAAATAGAAGAGAAAGACCCTTTTTTAGACGGTTTTAACGATAATAAATAATATAAAAGGAGATTCTAACAAAATGGCAACAATTAATTATGCAGCTAAATATAGTGATTTAGTAGATGAGAGATTTACACAAGCGTCTATTACTAGTCCAGCATTTTCCGAGATGTTCGACTGGTCGGGGGCAAATACGGTTAATGTTTATAGCCTCGGGACTTCAGCAATGCGAGATTACAACATGACTGGAATGCAACGTTACGGAAATCCAGACGAGCTAAGCGACACTTTACAAACTATGATACTATCACAAGACAGAGCGTTCACGTATACAATAGATAGACGTAATTATGCCGATACCATGATGGTGCGTGAGGTTGGTCGGTCGTTAAGACGACAATTGGACGAAGTTGTAATACCAGAAGTAGATATTTATAGATTAAAAGTGTTGACTGATAAGGCAGGAACAACAGTCGAAGAAGTGATTACAGAAGACAATGCTTATTCCGCATTTATTGACGCGGTAGTTACTATCAGAGGAAACAACGCCCCTTTGGTAGGAACTGTGGCATATATTTCCGCTAACTTCTTTAAATCTATTAGACTAGATAAAAGTTTTATAAAATCTGGTGATATATCTCAATCTATGTTAATAAACGGACAGGTTGGAACAATTGAAGGAATACCAGTTATTACTGTGCCTTTTGGCTATTTGCCCGAGGGAGTAGAATTTTTAGTGACTAATAGAATAGCAGCTACATCACCGCAAAAAATAGATACATTCCAGGTGCACCAAACTCCACAAGGGGTTAATGGATGGCTTGTCGAGGGCAGAATCTACCATGATGCTTTTGTTTTAAACAACAAAGCAAATGCTATTTACGTCCACAAAACGCCCTAAGGACGGGGGTACGCCTCCGTTAAAAAGAGTTATTGATATATTCCCAGATGTAAACTTGGCAGAAATCATAGTTACGACTTTAGATGAACACAGCGTTACTTTGGAAGATGGAATATATTCGCACATTGAGATAGATGACCTAAAAGTGCTAAGCTATTTATATTTACCAAAACCGAACGGAGTAATCTCAAGTGCTAAATACGACGAAAGAGAGCAAGAGTTTTTAGAAAAAGCAAGCGAAAATCACACACTATTAAACTCTGGAAGAGCACCGAATAGTAGAATTATAAACTTTGAAGGTTTGCAACATTTAACTGAGTTGTTAACGTTTGTTAGTAGCTATCATGATTTTTATGACTTTAAATATTTAAAAAATAAAAACCTTGAAATGTTGCGAGTTGGAGATAACGGAGAAAATACTAGAATCATTAAAAACATGTCGGATGTGGATACAACAAGTACTAATACAATAAATTTTGATTTTTACGGTTACGAAAGCGAGCATGATTTAATAGGCAACAAAGCAAATGTGGCCGTTAAAAAAGACGACGTTCTTAATCTAGTAAACGTTCCATTTTTGCAAGTTGTCAATATTAATATGGATAATTTTAATCATTTTAATTATGTGAACCCGCCAAGCAACAGTCACGTTATAAGATTTTCATATTGTGCTATTGTAGATTTTACTGATTTGCCAGCTAATCAATTTGACGCTTATAACATGCGTGTCACCAGTTTTATGCATTGGGACGTCACCAAAAACACTGCTTTTTTTGTCCCGATTACGCCTTGGGCGGGAGGAGTTTTAAAATTTGACAGCAGGAAAATAGGTTCTGACATTTTTGAGTGGGACGAAGAAACTCAAGAAATTACATTTTTGGAAGCTGCAACACCTGAAATTTATTGGATGGCATTTGAAATCAACGGTTATAATTTTAAAGTTGATGTAGCGTTTAATGTTATGGAGGCTATATAATGATATTGCAAATTATGCGGGAAGTTAACAATTTTTTTGCTGTCAACATAGTTAATGATACTTTTAAAATAGTAGATAAAAAGCTAAATTTGTACGAATTTGGTTTTTTATCTGGGCAATATGTGGCAGTTACAGGCAGTATATTAAATAACAATGTATATCTAGTAAACAATGATTTTACTATTGACTTAGCGGAGGACGAGGATTTTTCTGGGTCTGTGATTGGACTTGCTCCGCCCGCCGATTTTTTGGAGTTGGTAGCCGATATAACAAAAACATCAGACAAAGAGATTAGTAGAGATGTCGGGATAACATCTGAACGCTTTGAAAACTATGCGTGGACTGCTGCAACTGACAAAAATGGGAATGTAGTCACGTGGCAAAATATTTTTAATAATCAACTTAACAAATATCGGAAAATGTACAACGGGGTAAAAATATGAACATTGAAAAATACTTTGAAGATTTTGTAATGCTAGATTGGCAAAGTGTCGAGATGCCAGGCGGCGGCATTGGCTGGGAACAGTCTGATGGTGCAAGGTTTAAAGCTGGTATAGCAATGTTGTCAAGCTCAGAATTAATAGTTGCTGAATCTAGCGGTATGAAATCTCAATTTAGAATAACAAGTAAAAAATTACTAGTTTTAGAGAAGGATGACATTGTTAGACGGTTAAAAGATGATAAAAAATACAGGATTACAACTAATCAGGAAGATTCCGAAACACCAGAAATAGCAATTGTACAGTTTGCGACGTGTCGGGCGGAAAGGATAGATTAGTATGATTGAAATAAACGACGCTTTACGTATTTTTTGGACACAATTTGGTCTTCCTGTTTTCCACCAAAATCTAGCATTAGACCCACTTCCATATATAACTTTTGACTATGGAGTTGCTGATTTTGCGGTAGAATATGCGATAACAGGAAGATTATGGACACGTGACGCAAGTCATCCTAAAATTTCAACAGGATTTCCGCAAATTTATTGGGACGCGTTGGATAGTATACAAAAAGTTGTGCAGCCAAAAACGGGAACAACAGTGGATTTAGCTAATGATTCGGGCATTATTTTGTTGACAAGGGGCACACCTTTTATTGTGCATAATCTTCCAGATGATGAACGCACAATTAAATCAGCGTTAATTAATTTAGATGTAAAATATTACACAAAATAAAAAAAGAAAGAAGTTGGTATTATGTTAGCAGGCGTATCAGCAGCGAGTTTTAGAAATTTAAAATTGAATGCAGGCGTTTTAATAGAAGATTTAGTTTTTACAGGCGAAGAAACTTTATCAGCAATACTAGCAATAATTGAAACTGCAATAAAGTCACCAAAATGTTTGGGGGCAACTCGTGGCGGGTCTACTTTTGTCAGCGAAGCAGAAACTAGACAAATAGAGTTTGATGGTCAGCGTTTGCGTTTTAAGGGCGACATGGTGAAAGATTCTGTAACTGCTAGATTAGAAACTAATTTACTAGAGTTTACAGCGGATAATATACGTAGAATTATGCCGACGGCGGACATTGAGGTTGATGAGGCTTCTGGCTCTGTGAGCTACAGAGAGCGTACTAGAATCAATATCGACACCGATTATATGAAAAAATTATCACTTGTTGCCGATCGCTCGGACGGCGGGGTTATCATATTTACACTATACAACCCAATGAATACCAGCGGAATGAATTTGAGCGGGGAAGATAAAAGTGAAGGTGAAATACCTGTTGTTTTTGAAGCGTTTAATGCTAGTTATGATGATAGAGATTTTGCACCGTATCAAGTAAATATGTGGATTGTGCCAAAGGTAGCAGCTCCAGGATCTCAATCTTTTAAAATATAAAAATAATAAATGGAGGAATTAAAATGAAAAAATTAGCAGAATTGACAACTTTAGAAGGAATTAAAGTGCTTGGAAGATTGACAACCGAGATTAATAAATTGGTAACAAACGATAATTTCAAAGAAAAATGTAGGGATTTAGCTGAAAACGCAGGCAGTAAAACAACTTACGAACAATTTTCTATAATAGCAAATTTAATATTAAACGACCATCCAGAAGCAATTATAGCAATTTTAGCATGTATCCAAAATAAAACAGCAGAAGAAATAGGTAAGCAACCAGTTTTAGAAACTATTAATCAGGCGAAATCTCTAATACAAGATAAAGACCTTCTAAATTTTTTTTCATCGTTTACCAAAAAGGTGCAAAAAACGTCATAAGATTACTGCCTAATTGCTCAAATTTTGACACTGTTACAACTATTTTCTTTATAAAATCGGAACTAGAATATACGCAAATCTCTGAATCTCGATTAAATTACATTGCTGACATGCTACACGTTACAGCAAGCAAAGAAAAAACGTTGGGCAAACAAGCGAAAAGTTGGAGTGAACTGCTCGAAAAATTAAGTAGAGTTACAGATAAGAAAAGTACTAAGGTTGATTTATCTAAATATAGTAAAGAAGCGTTTATAAAACGACTATACAAAAACAAAGCACCTATTTAAAAGGTGCTTTTATCATAGGTGGTGTTCAAAATTGAATTTATTTGAAGCTTTCGGCACAATAAGCATGAAGGATGAAGGGTTTGCCAGCGGACTAAGTAACGCTAGCAGCAAGTTTGCTAGTTTTACAGGTTCGGCAGCAAAAGGAACAATTGGATTTACAAATGGGATTATAAAAGGCATGGCTGTAGGCGGTGTTGCTGCTGTTGGATTTGGTGTTGCCGCTGTTAAAGTCGGCATGGATTATGAGCAGTCGATGGCACAAGTTGCAGCGACAATGGGGATTACTGCTGACAAAGGGGATGCAGACTATTCAAGGTTATCAAAAGCTGCAAAAGACGCGGGAGCTAGTACTAAGTTTTCGGCGGGCGAAGCTGCGGAGGGTCTTAATTATTTAGCGTTAGCAGGTTTTTCGTCAACCGAGGCAGTAAACACAATGCCTAAAGTTTTAAATCTGGCTGCTGCAGGAAATTTGGATTTAGCGTATGCGTCGGACTTGGTAACGGACTCAATGACTGCTTTAGGGCTTGGCGTTGAGGATGTTGATAGTTTTGTAGACCAAATGGCGAAAACATCCCAAAAATCGAATACGAGCGTTGGACAGCTTGGCGAAGGAATGTTAACTGTCGGCGGTATTGCCAAAGGGCTCTCGGGCGGAACTGTAGAATTGTCTACTAGTTTAGGTGTCTTGGCTAATGCTGGTATAAAAGGTTCAGAGGGCGGAACAAAATTAAGAAATGTTTTACTAGACTTGTCTAATCCGACCTCAAAAGCAACAAAAGGTTTGGATGATTTAGGTGTAGCTACTTACGATTTAGATGGCAACTTAAGACCTTTACCAGAAATTTTCGGCGACTTTAATGCAGCGATGGGAGAAATGACTACCGAAGAAAAACGTGAAATAATTGGGAAAATGTTTAACAAACAGGACATGGCAGCGGTTGAGGCGTTTTTGGGCACAAGCCCCGAGCAATGGGATGAACTGTCGTCGGCGATAGAAAACAGCGAAGGCACAGCTAAAGACATGGCTGACACTCTCCAAAACACACTAAAAGGTAGTTTTGATCAATTGAAGTCAGCATCATCTGTTTTCGCTATAGATTTCTATGAAAATATCGATTCCCCCCTTAAAGGCGGGGTACAATCTGTTACTAGTTTCGTAACTAATCTTCGGGGCGAAATGAATAACATGTCCGCAGCTGTCAAAGATGGTACTATGACCAGCGGCGAAGCTATAAACCAATTTGCTGACGTTTTTGGTGAGGGTCTTTCGGCTATGGTAGGAAAAGCCATAGAATACATCCCGCAAATGATAGAGGCTGCAGCGTCTTTCATAAAAGGATTTATCACAGGAATAACTAGCAATATAGCAGGAATTGCAAATTCAGCAAGTGAGATTATCCAAACATTTTACGGTGCACTTTATGACATATTTCCAATGCTTTCGACAATCGGCGTGGAAGTTATTACTGCTTTAATAGAGGGATTTATTGCCCATTACGCCTTTGTTTTTACTGCAGGTGTCGAATTAATCGCTAAATTATTGGAAGGTATTACTACTAAACTACCAGAATTAATCCCGCAGGCTCAAAAAGCTGTGATGGACATTGCTCAGGGTTTAGCTGATAATCTACCAATTATTTTAGAAGCAGGAATCCAGATTGTGATGGCAATAATGAATGGTCTGTCAGAAACGTTGCCCGATTTAATTCCAATTTTGGTTGAAGGACTTTTGGGACTGATAGATGTTATTGTAGCAAATTTACCACTTTTTATTGACGCTGCTGTTGCTTTGGCACTAGCTCTTGTTCAAGGATTATCTGAGGCTGCGCCTGAATTAACAGCGGGGGTAATGTTGCTAGTCGAAGCAATTATCTCAACATTAGTAAGCTCCGCCCCACAAATTTTATTGGCTGCCAAAAAAGCTTTAGAAGCAATTGCCGAGGCTCTGACTGGAGTTCTAGCAAACATTCAAGCGGGCACCGACGCAATCATTGAGGGTCTCGTTTCGGCAATATCAAGCTGGTTTTCTCCTATTTTAAGTGCTGCTCAAAACGCTTTTTTATCAATAGTTGACGCTGTTACTAGTGTAGTAGGTTCTGTTACTGGTGCGATATCTGGCTTGTTTTCATCAATTTTAGCTACACTTTCGGGTTGGGGCTCTCAAATTTCAGGCATTGCAACACAAGCATTCACAACTATAGTACCAGCGGTTACTAGTGTAGTAGGTTCCGTTGTCGGTGCACTAGCTAGCCTGTTTTCCTCTATTTCGTCGGCAATTTCGGCGTGGGCGTCCCCGATTACAAACGTTGCCAAGAGCTCGTTCATGACTATAGCAACAGCAATTACTAGTGTTGTAGGTTCTGTTGTTGGTGCGTTGGGTAGTCTGTTTTCCTCTATTTCCTCGACAATTTCGGGCTGGGCTTCACAGGTTTTCAGTCTTGCAAAGACAATCTTCAGCAAAATTGGCGAGGCAGTAAGTTCAACTTTAGGGTCTTTATCTTCGGCTCTGGGCGGCGTTTGGAATACTATTAATAGTGTACTAGGCGGGATACCATCAAAAATGCTGGGGCTCGGAAAAGATATAATCCAAGGTTTGATTAACGGAATTGGGAGTATGGCGGGAGCTGTGCAGGACAAAGTTGCAGGAATTGCAAGCGGAATTACCAGTAAGGTAAAAAGCATGTTTGAGATATTTAGTCCGTCTAGAGTCATGCACGAACTTGGTGGATTTGTAACTGAAGGCTTTGCGGACGGAATCGAAGATGAAAAAGACGGACTAATTAAGGCGGCGGACGAAACTTTTGGCGGAGTTTTTGATGTACTAGACGACTTTAGTAAAAACGGTTATAATGGTAATATAGGACTTAATGGGCAATCTAATTTAAGCGGAATAGAAAACAATAATAATAGTTTGGCAGGCGGTGGCACGGGGGCAAGCGTCAACGTAGTGCAAAACATATATGCTAAACCACAAAGCCCTGCCGAAATATTGGCAGAAGCAAGGCGACAACAGGAGATGGCGGTGCTGATGGGTGTATAAACTTAAGTATGTAAATTATGACGATTTAGAAACGGAATTAAGCTTTGAAAATAATATAGCAATATCTCGAACTATTGGACTAACAGGAAATGCAGTGAGTTACGAAGAAAGTCAGTCTTTTAATCATATAGGGACTGCCATTGAAAGATTTAGCACTAAATCAAAAGAAATAGAAATTTCTGGGGAAATTTTGGGTGATACACTTTTGATGAAAAGGCAGATCACTAGAACAATCAGCCCGTTAAAACGGGGAAGATTATATTTTAATGATGTATTTTTTTTAGAAGTTATACCAGTTTCCACCCCGACGATTGAACAATATTTGGAAAATGCTAAGTTTACAATAGTCTTAAAAGCTGCATATCCTTTTTGGAGATTTAGAGAAATGACAACAGTCGGTTTGGGTCTTGTTTTGCCAAGATTTAAATTCCCAGTAGATTATTCAAAGTCTCATAGATTCGGCGAAAAAATAGAATCAGGTATTCATAATGTTTTTGTAAATGGCGACATCATAAGCGATATTAATTATACTTTTGTTGCACGTGGCTTTGTCAAAAATCCAGTAATAACCGATGTTTATACTCAAAAATTTATTAAATTAAATACTGAAATGGAACAAAATGATGTTATTCGTGTTCACCGTGATTCTAGCAGACTTTTAAGGATTGAGTTAACACGAGATAATAAAACTACTGATATTTTTGGAGTTTTGGACGAGGGCAGCAGGTTGTTTTTTGCTTCCCCAGGCGACAATTATTTAGAGTTAAAATCCGAAGACGGAAACAATCTTATAATAGTAAATATCGAGGTTTACGACACATATTTGGGGGTTTGGGATGGCATACAACGTATACAACAAGGAGTTTCTAAGGCTGTCGTTAGTAGATAGTTTTATACACATACAGTGGTCAGAGGACTACCAAGGACTAGGAAATCTGGTTTTGGTAGTTTCCGAGACGGAAAGAAATGTAGAAATATTTAAAGCGGGAAACTTTATAACACGCCAAGACAATCAAAACGCTATGATTATCACAGGCGTGGATTATGGAGATAATAGATTAATAACAGTTTTTGCAGTTAGTGCACTGAATTTATTGACTAGAAGAATAGTAGATACTACTTTAAGCGTGTCAAACGCAGAACAGGCTATGAGGGAAGCAGTAAACAAGTATAGACCTTTTAGGGACATAGCTTTGGGGTCTTACAACGGATTTAATATAATGGTAGACCCGCCTTTTGAAACAACGTATGAGACTGTTTTTGACTTATGCCAAAATATTTGCAGGCTAACTAATTTGGGAATGCGTATGTTACTAGATTCTAAAAATAAGCGTTTAATTTTTGATATTTACCAAGGGTCTGCCCGCACAAACGCCATATATTCAGACATTTGGGGTAATTTATTAGGTACTACACTCACAACATCAGATATACAATATAAAAATGTTGCGTTAGTTGCTGGACAGGGATTAAATGATGAAAGAATACTAGTTTTAGTTGGGAACACGAGTGCACTCGAATTTGAGCGTTTTGAGATGTATGTTGACGCTAGAGACTTGCAGCAAAAAGATGGCGAGGACTTAAATGCGTATAAAAATAGATTAATAACTAGAGGTTTTGAAAAATTAAACGAGAACGCTAAAATTTTTGAGCTTAATCTGGATATACCTTTTCAAGATTTTGGGTTAAAATTCGAGTTGGGCGACATTATAAAATGCAATTTAGAAAGATATAATATAAGTGTTGATATACGTATACAAGGATTTACAATAAAGCAAGTTGATAACTCTGAAACTATGACACTGGATTTAGGTATACCAGTTTTAAGATAATAATATAAAAGGAGAAATAAAATGACTGAAATATTAGCATATCCTCTTAATACAGCAAGTTTTGACAATGAGTATTACGAAGCGACAGACGCACAAACGTACACATGTACACGCACGACAGGCGTTTATAGTGCAGATGACGACCTAAGAGTTGTCGCAACAGGATCACGTGGAATTACTGTTCTGGAGGGGCTTGGCTGGCTTAAGTTTGCTAAGTTTCGTGGTATCGCTGTGGCAAATACCGTGGAAAAAAACGGGGTAGTTAGTTTTAATGTGACACCATCAGTAACATTGTCGAGGATTGATAGGGTAGTAGTTTCATACAATTATAACACTGATAAAGTTGATATTTTGTTGCGACAAGGTACTGCATCAAGCAGTCCAGTTCCTCCACCCCTTCGAAGAAACGGAACATATTTCGAGATTGGACTCGCTGATATTTTTGTAGGAATCGGGTCAGGAAACATCACACAAGCAAATATAACAGATTTGCGATTAAATGAGAGTTTGTGTGGGATAATGAGGGATGGTGTAACAGGCATTCCGACCCAAGGGCTATATGACCAATTTAACATCTGGTTTGAGGGGATAAAAAAAGAAATGGAAGGATTTGACCCTGCAGAAATTTTAAATAAAATAAGTTTAATAGATTCAAGAGTTAGCGACAATACTAATTTGGCTACATTGGCAAATAATAGATCATTTGACAACTCTGTGCTGCTAGCCCTCATGGGCAGCGGTGCCCCAAACTTAAGTGCTTGGACACAATTGCCGCTAAATCCTGGATATTTGTATGGCAATCTTCAGGGCGTTAAATATTGGGTTGACAAGCTGGAATTTGTCCATCTAGTTTTTGAGGTTTATAGAGACAATCCAGCAAACTCGGCAATTACTACTATGCCTTATGGTATAGTGCCGCCATTTAATCATTTTTTTATTGCACGAAAAGATGGCGGTTTTGACAAAATTCCGATTGAGATAAATCCGTTTGACAGAATTTTAAGCCACGGGCCAGCAATTTATGGCGGCCATTGGGATAATTTTCAAACTATGTTAGGTTATACTTGTTACAAAGCAAACAGAAATTAATAATAGGAGGTTACAAATATGCTAGTTTATGGTTATGATGCAAACGGATTTTACAACAAAGATATTTATGAGGCTGACGATCCTAATAAAAAATCAGGAAATTACACAGATGTTAAAATGACACAATCCTATTATTTGCCAAAATTTGACGGTGTTGCGTGGTCGGAGGGTGCAACATCTGAACAATTGGAAGAGTTTAAGATTGCGGCGGACGAGCTAAACAAAAAATCTCAAGAAGAAAATATTTACAATAAGATTGCTAGATTGGAAAAAAGAATGGAAGAGATAGAGGAAAAGATAAACCTAAATATTTAACGTATAAAGTGGCAATTTCTGGGTTTATACCCTTAAACACGTTGCTTAATTTATATATATATAGTATACTAAAAGTATGTTTTTAGTATACTTTTTTTAATTAACGGAGGGGAAACTATATGTACTATGATAAAAGAAATAAAGAGAACATAGCAAAGCTGGCACCAAACACGCAAAAAGCAACGCTTGAATTATATGATTTTGCGGTTCGTGAGGGCATAGAAATACTAATATATGACACTATTAGAACAGAGGCACAACAGCGGTTAAATGTTGCTAACGGGGTATCGCAAACTATGAAATCTTACCATCTAGTTGGTCAAGCACTAGATTTTGTAATGACGCATAATGCAACTACTAACTGGTCTGATTACGATTCGCCAAACGCTAAAAAATTAATTGCCAAAGCACGTGCTTTGGGCTTCGAGTGGGGTGGCGACTGGTCTGGTTTTGTAGATAAATGCCATTTACAATATAATTATAAAGGTTATGGCACTGATAAAATTGCAGAAGGCAACAGTACAACGCAAAGCAATAATAGTAGTAATAACGTCGGCAGTAGTTTAGTTGATTACCTAAAAAGTATTAATATAGATAGTAGCTTGACTAATCGTAAAAAATTAGCTACTATAAATGGTATCGGCAATTACGCAGGCACAGCAGAACAAAATACGAAACTATTAAACGCATTACGCAGCAATACAGCAATAAAAAAAAGTGGTTACCAAGGCAATAGCATAGTAGACTATTTAAAAAGTATTAACGTTGACAATAGTTTTAATAACCGTAAAAAATTAGCTACAAGTAAGGGTATTAGTAACTATTCGGGAACAGAACAACAAAATTTACAATTGTTGAAAACTATTAGAGGATTTTAACAAGATTTGTTTAACTTTTGGAGGAATTAAAATGACTAAACAAATGATAATTGTTTTAAATGGCAGGTTACCAGATTTAAATCAAGCTTTGAAATCCGCTTATTCTTGGCGTGGGGGGTTTGGTAGCCTTAAAAAAGAGACGGAATACAATATCAAATGGCAGATAATGACAGCAAAACCGTTTGAATGTTTTGATAAAAAGGTGCACATTACTTACAAATGGTATGAGCTTAATAGATTACGTGATAAAGACAATATAGCATTTGCTAAAAAATTTATAAATGACGCCTTAGTTAGTTTAAAAATTTTACATGATGACGGCTGGAAACACGTTGACGGATTTACAGATTTATTTTTTGTCGACAAGAAAAATCCGAGAATTGAAATTACAATAAAAGAAGTCTGTGAGGATTAAACTATGAAACATTTTTTTAAAACTTTTGACAGTAATGATGCTAAACTTTTAGCGAGAATAGCTATATTTTTAATTGCGTGGCTTAACCAAATTTTGTTGCATAACGGAAAACACATGATAAACATTGATAACGACACAGTTTATAGCATTATAACGCAAGTTGCAACATTAGCGTCATCTATTCATGTTTTGTGGCTAAACAACAATTTTACAAAAAAGGCGAGGAGCGTTGGGAAAAATGGAAATTGATTTTTCTACGCTATTTCAAATTATCACATCTGTTTTTATTTTATTATTGGGCTATAACCTGCAAAAAACAGACTACAGAAGGAAAAAACATGATAATCAAATGGCGCAATATTTATTTAATCTTACAAATTGTTTAGTAGTAACAGTTGACAGTGTCGCAGAAATAGCTAGCGAACTATCATCAGTTAAAAACGTTGACGATGTAGCTGGTGCTATAAAAGATTTGAAGATTGCTAGGAAAGAATTGGCGATATTCCAGCAAAAATTGGCGGCAGATCATATTGTTAGGGGGAGAAATGAATAAATTTTATAAATTTATAGGGGTTTCTTACGTTTTTTTATTGGTATTGTTGGCAGCATTGACTCATTTACATGTTATAGATTTAAAAATTTATGAATATATCAATATAAATAATACGTTAAATAATTTTTTAAAGATTTTACTTTATGCAATAAATCTATTTTTTATTATTAAAATAATTTCTAGAAGCAAAGATATTAAACATATTAAATATTTTTCTTTTTACATTTTGTTAACGCTGCCACTGGTGTTTTTAGATAGTAAATTACAGTTTATACCAAGTTTTTTAGTACCTTTTTCAGCAATATTTTTCTTAAAAATGTTTAAAGAATTTGATAACTTGACAATAAAAACGCTATTGCAAAGATTTGCTTGTTTTGCTATAATAACAAATATAGTTCAACTACTCATATTTTTTGTAAGATTTGGAGATTTTGGTGTTTCCAATATACAAAATCTAAATTTGAGAGAATACACTATTATATCTATTGATTTACTAGCTTACTATTTTATTTATTTGAAGGTGGTGATGACTAATGCCGCAAAGCCCGATTCCGTGGTCAATTTTTTTCTTGCCAAAGCCGACAGCATTTCAAAAAATGTTAGATTTAGCGAAGAAAGCATAATTCTTGACGGTTTAAAACTCCGTCAAAAAATAATTTTTTTAATTATGGTGTATAGTTATCAATTTTTTACGTTGTTTTTAGTTTTAGCGATAGGTATTATTAATAACAAATTTTATGAATTATTAATAATGCTAGCAATGTTTTTTGTTGGTCGTTACATTTTAGGTCGTTCTTGGCATTCTGGAAAACTATGGATTTGTTCTATTACCACTTTTAGTAGTTTTTATATATTAACTTTATTTCCTATTAGCTTAAAATTTACTTTGCTTGGTGCCGTGTCTTTATCAGCTATTTTTACGTATGTACTACACAAAATAGCTGAAATTGAAGATGAAAACGCTGAATTAAGAATTATAAAAGCGTATATCAAAAACTTTGACATTGATAAAACTACTAAGGACGAATTAATAGATAGATGTATGCTCGCTGGAATGTCGAGGGAAGAGACACTTTTGGCTGTGGAATTGTTTGTTGATAAAATCAACGCTAAAGATTTAGCAGAAAAATATCACATGGCAGTGTCAACGCTAAGAAATAAAAAAGTAGCATTTAAAAAAAGATTACTCAAACTATACTAAATAGTTTTTAAAGATTGATAATAACTATAAAAAAACTTACTCTTAAAATAAGATTTATTTATTTTTTGAGGAGGTTTTTTTTTGTTTAGTCAAAATGTTTTTACTGGTATTATTGACGATTCTGGCAACATTTGGGATTTTGTTGGTGGGCGGAAAAATGCTCAAATTGGAATTGATTTGCAAAAGGAACAAGCCTTACAAAAAGACTTAGTAGATTTACAAGAAATTGTTGACAACTATTATAGTAAACTTGTAGAACTTGGTGTTATCACACGTCCAAAATCGGCGGAAGAGATAGCACAAGAACAAATCAATCTAATACAAAACAAACTAGATGAGCAAACTGCTATCAATTTAAGTTTAGTAGATACATTGCAAAAAATTAATGAAGATTTGAAAGAAATGAGGTCAGAAAATGGGACTTATGGACATGATAATAAGCAAAGCAGCTCCAGCACTCGGAAAAAACCAGACAGAGTTAAAAAGGGCGATTGACGAAGGCAAAAAAATTATTGGCGGTATGCCGAATTCAATAGAGGGAGCCAAAAAAATCATGCAAGATAATAACATTCCTGCCGATTTTTTGGATAAAGCAGTTAATATTGTAACTCCTTTTAGCTCGATTTTTGGAGTAAAAAAAGAGAATATAATTAGTGATGTCGAAGCTCTGAAAGGGTCACAAAGTAATCAGCGTAAAAATATCGGGACGCAACGAACTCAAACCAACAAAAAAAATAACTTTAAATCTAAATATCCTAAAATATGAAAATAGAGGTGTATCAAAATGGCGTTTATGGCAGACCAAGAAAGTAATGTTGCAGCATTTGGTGGAAGTGGTGGGCACGGCATGTCTGGCTCGTGGTCTATGATTATACTGGTAATTGTAGTTGTTTGGTTATTATTTAAAGATAGTCATAGTGTTGGACACGCAGGAAACGGGAGTCATGATCTCGACTTTGGAAATTGTCACAATATTGGGGTTAATGTTAAGGACATGCCTGATTATTTAGTAGATAGAGATGTTTTACAATCGGCGTGTGAAACGAGAGCCGTCGCGTCAAACGAAGGCGACAAAACTAGAGCTTTAATCTCACATAATCAAGAAAGAGCAGATGACAAAGCATATCAACAATTAGTTATGCAAAGTTTACAGCAAGAAAATGCTATACAAACTCTTAAACTAGAAAATAATTTCCAAACTAGATTAGCAGTTTTAGGTAGTGAAGTTGAGCGTGGTTTTGCAGGAATTAACCACATCGCTGAAGGAATTAATTGCAATATGGTTAAGCGACCGCCTTATTATGCGGCTGGGTTTGTACCTTGCGGTGATTGCGTTCCGCCTGCTAGAGGTGCATGTATATAACAAAAGACAAGGGTAGCTTTAAGTTGCTGCCCTTTTTTTAAAAAGAGGTGCAAAATGAATAAGTTGGTAATTGCTGTTGTAGCAGGTTTTTTTTTAGGAAACGACAAAGCTCGCAACGAATTAAGTAAGTTTATTAAATCTAGCACAACAAAAACGATAGACTTAATAAACAAAAATAAAGAAGATAGTGAGATTGATATTTTAGAATCAGAGGTAGGAGAAAGCAATGAGGTCAATTAATTGCCCGCACCCGCCAAGAAAATACTATAAAAATGGTAACAATAATAACCAAACTTTTGATATTTTAGCTATAGTTGCTTTGGGAATATCTATATATATCGCAAATTTAGGACGTCAAAACTTAGAATATAACAAAAAAAATTCAGAAACTAGTAAAATAATTTCTTCAGAATTAAAAAAATTAAATCAATCAACATTAATAAATGACATAAGATGTCATCTAAAAAAAGAGGAAGTGACTAAAAATGATATTAATTCCCTGTAATTTGAATATACATGCAGGAAATCAAGTGGAAATAGTTGTGCAAGATACAAATTTCCGTAACAAAGAAAAATGTTATTTACATTTTAAGTTGACAAGCGAGCTAATAAAAAAATTTGATACTTTGAAAGGAAACGAAAAAGTTATCATAAAAAATAACTTGGGCAGTTACGCAGTCGTTAACACACTAGCAAATATTTTTTATTCAGATATGCTAAGAATCGACAAATGTTATAATCTTTTTTACGGAACAGATGGAATAAACAATACTAAACATTTTGTGGTTAGCAATCTATCTTGTTGTGCAAGACCGTATTGCCAAAATCCTACCAATCTAGAAGAAAAGCCTTTTTTGGAGGTGAAATGATCCAATGGAAATAAATACGGAATTAAAAAAACATTTAGATGAAATCGTTACAATGTTGTCTAAAGGAGAAATTTGGCATAAAAAAGCAGCGAACGAATGCCGAAAAATAGGCATACGTGGCATGGGTCGCTATCATGACGAAATGGGAATAAATGACGCGATGGAATTATTTTATATTTGTAAAATAATATCCGACAAATTAAAACATTATCCCGAAACTGACTATAGTCAGTTTGCAAAAGCGGAGACTTATACTATAAATAATCATGCTGATTTTAAGCGACATTTTGCGGTGTGGGACGAACACGAAAAAGAATTAATTAACAAAATAACTGCATTTTTGCCACATGCAATGGTTGACGTAGAACTATACGAAAAGCTAATACACATACTAAAATCAACGCAGAATGAGAGATTCAGAGCGAACTTAGTCCGTGAATCTTTTGAATTCGGAAATTGGAATATGCAAGATATTAGCAATAAATCTATGATATTGCATGATTATTTTGAGCACCATTACAAAAATTTAGAACCAACCGATTTTAATATAGGGTAATCATATGTTAACAAAAAATGACATCATAAAATTAAAAAAAGACGCAGATGAAACTATTAATAATTTAGATATGTCAAAGTATAACAAAGATATGTTTATGCTGGCGGGTTCAGCTATTGCAATAAAAAATAATATTTTAGAAGAATCAGAAGTTAATATAAAAGTAAAAAAAAACGGATTTGATGATTATTTTAAAGAGGCAATAAATGCAATAAAAGAAGCATTGTCATTGTATGAAATTGCTGAAAAATCTGCATATACGCATGAAGACCTTGACAAATTAAAAACTTTTGATGGATATCTGGAACTTATACTACAAAAAAAACGGGGTTTTTAGCCTTGTTTTTTTTGTGTACATAAAAAACTTAGCTAAAAGTTTATCTTTTAACTAAGAAAATAATTACAATTTTTTATTGTTACCAAGGCAACGACCAGATTAAAAAAATAAACAAAATGTTTGTTATTACTGCTGTAAAAATAATTGCATAAAGCTGCTTTTTATTTATATTTTTCATTATTTACGCTCCTTTTTTTCATTTAAAAAACAAAAAACGGCAAAAATTAATAAGTAAATCGGAAATTGGATTTGGAAATAATTAGGCATGTCAACAGTCATTACTAACGCTTGCCCAATAATTGCCAAAAAAAAGTATACTATTGTAAATAGATTTGCATTTTTTTTAAATACTAAATCAACTGATAAACCTGCAAATATTATTATTATACAAGTTGTATTTAATATATTGCCTATTGATGATATCATTTTAATTCTCCTTTTTTTTATTTTCTTAACGGCTGCCCCACGTTGTCACGGAAATTTCCCATTAAAATTTTTATAATATCAAGTCCCCATCCAAACATAAAAAATCCGAAAGTCATCAAAAAAATTAAACCTTTAAAATATTTGCCTACATAAAACAAATGTAAACCTAAAAACCCACCAAAAAAACATAGTTTTAAAGCTGTTTTTTGGCTTTTGTCGCTTGTTTGCGTTGTATATACACTCATTTTAATATTCTCCCTTTTTTATGCAATTTTCACAATTTTCACAATGTTTACAATGTTTACAATGTTTACAGCCATTACAATTTTCACAATCATAACAATTGTAACAATTGTAACAATTTATCAAAGTTTTACTAGCTGCTTCCGCTTCTGCCTCACTAAATTTTTCTACGTTGAATTTGTTATTATTTTTGTCAATATAAAAATATTCGTCTTTTTTCATTTTAATCCCCCTTTTTTATTGTATAATTTATTATAGCATATAACTTTTTGCTTGTCAAACGATTTAGCTTTTTTAATAAAAATTGATATCAATAAATTTATTGTATTCTTTTTTAAATCCTAGTTTAATTTCGCCAACGGGACCATTCCGCTGCTTAGCGATAATTATTTCAATTGTATTTTGATCCTCGGTTTCCTTATCATAGTAATCATCTCTATATAAGAATGCAACAATGTCAGCGTCTTGCTCTATACTTCCCGATTCTCTGATGTCAGACATAATAGGTCGTTTATCTTGTCGCAACTCTACGCCACGTGACAGTTGCGACAAAGCAATTATTGGAACATCTAGTTCTCTAGCAAGTCCTTTAAGCTGCCTTGATAGATCAGAAACTTCCTGCTGTCTATTTCCTGACTTGCTAGAGTTGCAGTGTATTAGTTGCAAGTAGTCAATAACTATCATGTCTAATGCGTTTTCCTGCTTCAATCGTCGTGTTTTTGCGATAATTTCACTAGTTTTTATACCTGCCGAATCATCAATATAAATGTTTGTTTTTGATAAACAAGCAACCGCCATAGTCAGGTTTTTCCAGTCATTGTCATCTAATTTACCCGTTCGCAGTTTTTGCAATTCTATGTTGCCTTCGGTCGCCAAAAGTCGCATTGCGAGCTGTTCCGCTGACATTTCCAAGCTAAATATTGCAACATGGTAGTTCTCTGGTTGCTTTGCCACATTTTTTGCAATATTTAAAGCGAAAGCAGTTTTTCCGACTGACGGACGAGCTCCGACAATAATTAAATCGCTTTTTTGGAATCCTGCAGTCAGATTGTCTAAACTCTTAAAACCTGTTGCTAGTCCTGTTATTCCGCCTTTTTTCAGATGTAGTTGTTCGATTTTGTCGTAAGTGTCAAGCAAAACTTTTGGCAGTTTGTCAAATGTGCTTGTATTTTTTCTTTTTGCTACTGATAAAATTTTTCTTTCTGCGTCATCTAGCAATGTATCTAGTTCGTCTTGCCTAGTATAACACTCCTGAACTATTTCAGTTGCAACAGTCATAAGATGCCTCAACGTTGCTTTATTAAAAACTATTTCAGCATAATAACTAATGTTTGCTGCAGTAGGTACAGCCATGGCTAACTCGGTTAAATACGACATTCCGCCAATTTCTTCTAAATAATTCTGGGACTTTAGTCGCTCTGCTACTGTAACAATATCCACACCTTTTTGCTCATCAAACAAAGCTTTCATACATGAATATACTCTTTGATGTGCAAGTTGATAAAAATCATCATCTTGTATAATTCGACTCGTTACCTCAAAAGATTTAGGCTCCAAAAAAATAGCACCTAAAACCGATTGCTCTGCCTCTATACTTTGCGGTGGTAAAAAATTACTTGCATTTTTATTTGTGTTCATCTAATTTTTATCTCCTTCAAAAAATTTTAAAATGGTAATTCATCTTCTGCTATTTCTTTTAAAAAATCTGGTAATTCTGGTATATTTGTATTGCTTGTTTTTTTCTCTTTTTTAGTTTCGATAAAAGTTATATTTGTAATATTTACATAAGTTTTGACTATTTTAACAGATTCAGCGTTTACATAGCTGTTAGTTCTCAAACTGCCTTCAACCGCAATTCTTTCGCCTTTTTTGCAATAAGTTGTAATTAGTTCAGCTGTTTTCCCCCACCCAGTACACTCAAAAAAATCAGTTTCGTCATTTTTCCCACCTCTTTTTACTGCCAAAGCAAAATTACATACTTCTGTATTTCCTAAATTTTTAAGCTGTAAATCGCGTGTAATGCGACCAATAAGCATTATTTTATTCATTTTTATTTCCTCCAAAAAATCTAGTAAATTTTTTATTAATTTTAATCTTTGCAAAATTATTATAGCTTACTTTTCTTGTCGTGTCAAACGTTGTACTAAAACTATCCAACTTTTTATATAAAACACTTAATTCTTCTAGTGTTGGACATGTTTTTGGGCATGTGTGAGGCTGTTTTGTATTGTCTTTTTTGTAGCAAAATCTGGGACATGTATCTAAACAATCGTTTATAGCTTTCATCGCCTTTCTTTTTTGTGCACGCTTTTTTCTTTTTTTTGCAGCTAGTTTCTCAGATCTTTCCTCGATTTTTTTATTCGCTGCAATTATTTCTTTTTCCGTTATTTTTTTCATTTTTTTTCTCCTTTTTTTGATTATACTTTTATTATATATTGCTTTTATGTAAAAGTCAAGCTTTTTTTTGTGTTGATAATAATGTATAAATTAATGCTATAAATTATTTCTTAAAATCAGCTGTTTTAGCTATGTTTATGCATACAACGATAAAACAAAAAGTAACTTTCTTCATTATAAACAGATTTTTTTTAAAGTAAATTAAAATATTTTATAAAACTTGCTGACAACTAATTAAAAAAGTGCTATTATATATTTAGCAGCAAAACAATAAAAAAATGGAGGAAACAAAAATGAAAAATACTAAATATTTTGTAAACACTTATAACAAAAAAATCAGGTTGTCAGAGCAGACGAATTTTAAGCAACAAAACAAGCTCAAATTTGGGCGAAAGAGTTTCCAGATGAATATGTATACATTTCGTTTTTTCGGTCGTCAGACGGTCAGCATGGCTATATAAATGTTGGCGGAGCAGATATGACAGGCAAACGCTTGTAAACATATCAACATCACAAATTAAATTTTTATTTAAAACTTGTTGACAACTGTTAAAAGTTTTGATATAATAAAATTAACAAAAAGTTAGCAGCAAAAAAGGAGGAATTTAAAAAAATGGCAGAAAAAAGAATGTTTGCAAAACATATAATTGATAGCGATATGTTTCTAGATTTATCAGCAACAGCACAAAACTTGTATTTCCATTTAGCGATGCGTGCAGACGATGACGGATTTATAAACTCTGTTAAAAAAATTATGCGTGTGGTCGGTGCTCAACAAAATGACATTGAACTATTAATCTATAAGTCTTTCATTATTCCGTTGGAAAGTGGTGTTTGTGTGGTGAAACACTGGCGTATACACAATTATTTGCGGTCAGACAGATATAAAGAAACACTATATAAAAAAGAAAAAGAGTTAATTGAGTTAGATATTGACAATACTTATATGTTAAAAAAAGGGGATTCTGGTATACCAGTTGGTATACCAACGGTCTACCAGCGGTCTACCAACGGTCTACCAGCGGTAGACAAACGGTTGACGCAGTATAGTATAGATAAGTATAGTCTAGATCAGTATAGTCTAGATAAGTATAGTCTAGATAAAAAAAAAGAAAAAAAAGAAAAGAAAATAGATAATGTTTTACAGATGATTAATGACTTAGAAGTTAGTCATAGTCTAAAAAATGCGTATTTAGATTATTATAATTATCGACAAGAAATCAAAAAGAAGCTAACAGTGTTAGCGTTTGAAAGAATTTTAAAAAAGTATGAAAAATGGGGCTATGACAACGAATTAATCATCAAAAGCATAGAAAATAGCATAGATAATAGCTGGACTGGACTTTTTGAGATACAAAAATCGCAAGCAAAAAAACAGGAAAAAACTGCAACAGGAAACATATTTTTAGACATGTTAGAGCAAAAAAAAGATGATAATATTATTAAAAAAGATTTTTTTGAGATGGAGGAATAAAAATGAATAAGCAAGAAACTGCGAGTGTTTTAGGCATAATAAAGGCTAATTACAGAAATTTGTACAAAGATATGACGGCGAAAGAAGCTCAATTTTTAGTTGATTTGTGGCACAAAATTTTTATTGACATGCATTGTGACATTGTTAGCAACGCAGTTATGCAGTTTATTACCCACGATAAAAAAGGCTTTCCGCCCGCAATCGGGCAAATCACCGACATAATTTATAAAATGTCAGAAACTTACAAAAATGAAAAAACACCAGAAGAAATGTGGTCTACACTAGTTTCTGCTTTAAAAAAAAGTGGAATGCATGCAACGCAAGAATATAATAAAATGACGCCAATCTTACAAAAATTGGTGGGAAATCCTGAGAATTTGAAGATTTGGGCAAATTTTGACGATAAAACATTAGCAACATCTGTTAAATTTAATTTGATTGCATCTTATAAAATTTTGCTTGAACGCCAAAAAAACGAAATGAGCATAGATAATTTAAAAATCGCTTGCAACAACGATAATTATAAAATGATAAACGACAAAAAAGATGATTTTTAAAGCTTTTATTACTTTGACAGTTGCCCAACGATTCAAATATATGTAAAATTTGCACAAAACGGTACCAAAACAAGACGATAAACACAATTGGGTATATTTTATACTACTTTGTTTTAAACGCACTTTAAACAGCCATTAAATCGTTATTAAAAAACAGTAAAAAACAGTTGACACGATAAAAAATATGTGTTACAATTAATTATAAAATAAAAAAAGGCAGGTATATAAAAATGATAAGCAAAAAAGAAATTGATGACGCATTAAAAACATTTATAGTTGACGAAAAAGCACGAAAGTTGTCAGATTTTAAATATTATACAGCTTGTCGACGGGAATACGACACAATTCAAAACGCACTTGACAAACTAAATTTAACAGAAATTTATCAAAATAATAAATACAACACATCCGTTGACAAATTTGGAAAAATCAAGTATACTAACGATTTTTTAAAAAAACAAGTTGAGGATTTTTATGCTGAAAAAGGCGATGAAGCAAGGACGCGAGAATTTAAATATTATGCAATTATTCGATATCGTTTTGGAAGTTACGAGGCAGGTATAAAAGCACTTAACGCAGACGTTGACATAAAAAAATATTCGTCAGGTTTTGCGGAAAATGTGACAAACGAAGAAATTAAAAACGAATACAAAGAATACTTATTAAAAAAAATCAATGGGGAAGATGCTAATTTTGCAAGGAGGACACTAGCTATGTATCGTTTTGGAACAACACAAATCGCAATGGAAACAATGCAAATTTATGCGTTAGATTTGCTTGAAAAAGTTAAAAGAATTGTAGAAAAAAGGAAGCATGGAAAAATGACGAAAAAAGAGGAAGAATTTATTAATTATTTAAGTAGCAGTATTTCAGATTTTGTAAAAAAAAATTATTAACATTATATATAGTATAATTAACTTACAAATTAAAAACAAATAAATAAATTTAAAAAAACGCTTGACATTAAAAAAAGAAAGTGCTATTATATATTTAGAAGCAAAACAAATAAATTTTTGGAGGAATTAAAATGATTGAATACGCAAATATTAAAAAAATGTTTTTAGAAGAAATTAAGAACGCCGTGGAAGAAAATGAGCTTTTGAAAGAAGTTTTAGAAGACATCGACGAAGAAGCAGTCGAGTATGTAAACGAAATTTTAAAGGAATTAGAAGAAATCGAGGAAGAAAACGATAGAAGTTTTGATTTAACTGATGTCAAAAAAATAATTGAAAAAACAATTGACGAAATGCACGAAAGCGACGATTTTTATGTCGACGAAATTAGAAATGTTTTATTAAACGAACATCAAAATTTAAAAATAGGCAAAAACGAAGCGAACATAAAAAATATGAATGAAATCGGGATTGCATGCATATATAGAAATTTTGCATATCATTTAGATAAAAAAATCACAAAAAAAGAAGCGTTAGATTTTTTTGAAGAATTAGAATCTGAGCATTTAGAATACACAGATGACAACAGTTGTTTCGTCGATAAAAATATAAACTTTGAAGAAATAGCAAAAATGATTATTTTTGAAGATTTAGCAAAATGTAATGGAAAAGTTCCGAAATTTGATAACTATCAAGATAGCTATTTTTACGAACATTTGTCAATACGCAAATGTGAATTATACTACAATTTTTATAAATAAAATATAAACAACTATTGTGTGTTGTTAACATTTGATAATAGCACACAATAAAAATGGAGGAAAAAAATTATGAATATATACGGAAAAATACAAAAAGTTATTGTTGAATTGCAAAATATGCAAGTTAAAAAAAGTGGCAAAAATAAATTTGCGGGCTATGAATATTTTGAATTAAGTGACATTTTGCCAAATTTAAATATACTTTTAAAAAATAATAATTTATTTTGTCAATTTAATTTTTTTGAGCACAACGCAACGTTGACAATTCGCTGCACAGAAAAAGAAGAATCCGCAGAATTTTTATGTACAGTTGCTGAGGCAAAAATGAAAGGTTGTCAAGAAATCCAAAATTTGGGTGCAGTACAAACGTATGTTAGACGCTATTTATTAGTAAATGCGTTTGCCATATGTGAGTGTGATATGCTTGACAGCACTGCAAACGACTATCAGAATGAAAATAAAAAGCATGTTGCTATTGATAGTAAAATAGATAAAACTCAACAAAATGAGCTGTTTGATATTGCTAAAGATATACCAAAAAATCAAACGCTTGCTATTTTAAAAAAATACGGATGTGACAAATCAGCAGATATAAATAAAAAGGATTTTATAAAAATAATAAATGATTTTAACGACTTACAAAAATAATAAAACAATTTTTTTTAAAAACGCTTGACATATAAATAAAAAAGTGTTATTATTAATTTACAAGCAAAACAAAATAAAAAAATGGAGGAAAACAAAATGATAGAAACTAAAAAATATTATATTGACGAAAACAACAATAAATTCAGCGTTGAAAAATTTAGCGAGAAAGAAGCTGAAAAAGCTAGCGAAATTTTAATAGATTGTGAAGATTGCGTCGACTGCACAAGATGCATATGTTGCAAAAATTGCGTTGATTGCAAAAGATGCACAATGTGTGTCGATTGCGAAGACTGTAATCATTGCCACAATTGTAAAAATTGCGAAAATTGTAAGTGCTGCGCCAATTGCAAATATTGTAAAAATTGCAAAGATTGTGAAAATTGCATAAATTTTGAAAATCTGGAAGATTGCTGTGGGTGGAAACAATGAAAAAATATGATGAAATTGTCCAGTGACAGAAAAAAGGAGGAAACAAAATGAAAAAAAACAAATATTTTTATGTGGATGAAAACAACAATAAATTCAGCGTTGAAAAATTTAGCGAGAAAGAAGCTGAAAAAGCTAGCGAAATTTTAATAAATTGTAATGATTGCGTCGACTGCACAAGATGCATATGTTGCAAAAATTGTGTTGATTGCGTTAAATGCACAATGTGCGTCGATTGCGAAGACTGTAATCATTGCCACAATTGTAAAAAATGCGAAAATTGTAATTGCTGCAACAATTGCAAATATTGTAAAAATTGCACAAGTTGCAAAGATTGTAATGATTGCGACGATTGCATAAAGTGCGAAAATTGTAACGATTGCGTCAATTGTACAAATTGTAAAAATTGCAATGATGATAAAGATTGCAAAGAAAAAATTAAAATGATAATAGGCAAATATTTTTATGTGGATGATAACGAAAACAAATTTAGCAAAGAAAAATTTAGCGAGGCAGAAGCTGAAGCGGCTAGTAAAACATTGATATATTGTTACGATTGCGTCGATTGCGACGATTGCATCGATTGCGACGATTGCTGCAATTGTAAAAATTGCAACGAGTGTAAAAGATGTAACAATTGCAAAAATTGTAATGAGTGCGAAGATTGTGACGATTGCAAAAATTGCTATGATTGCAATTGCTGTCAAAAATGTAAACATTTAGAAAGTCGCATAGAATTTGTAAACAATATTTGTGTTTATTGTACTGAATTGAAAAAATGCAGCGATTGCGCTGCTAAAGGAGTAGTTAAAAATGTTTAGATTATACGATTTAACAGCAGCTTATAAACACGTTTTGGAGATGTTAGACGATGACGAAAATAATCAAGCGTTACAAGACACGCTTGAGGCTATCGATGAGAGTTTAGATGTTAAAATAATTAATTACGCTAAAATGATAAAAAGCGTAGAAACACCACTGGATGCCATTAAAAAGGAAGTGGAAAGACTAGAAAAGAAAAAGAAAAATTTACAAACAAAAAAAGATTTTTTTAAAAACGCTATACAGATGAGCATGGAAACAGCAGGAAAAACAAAAATAAAAGATGATTTATTTACTGTGTCATTACAAAAAAATCCGCCGAAATTAAAAATAAAAAATATGAGTGATATTCCAGATATTTATATAAAAGAAACAATTGTTAGTTATGACACAACAAAAATAAAGGATGATTTAAAAAACGGGCTAGAATTGTGGTGGGCAGAGCTGGAACAGGGTCAATCAGTAAGAATAAAATAAAATAAAATCGGAGGAAATAAAAATGAAAATGAGCGAGCGAGTAGAAGAATTTTTGCAGGAGCTGGTTGACGAAGGGAAATATGAAAATTTAGAAAGTGCATTAGCACATTTTTACAACTTGACAGACAAAATAAAAATTTACTACAAAGCAGAAAAAATCAGAGCGAAACAAGCAAACGAAAAATTAAAAGAAGCATGCGAAGGCGAAGAAATTTGGGATCTTGGCGAATACAGTTATTTTCCAAATTTAGGTGTATATTACACAAATAAAAAAGATGAATAAAAAACAGAGTGATAAAATAAATCCAGACCATTATAAAAATGGAAGCTATGAAACTATAGACATAATAAGCGACACGCTTACAAATGACGGCTTTTTGGGTTATCTAGAGGGCAATACGCTAAAATATTTATCTAGATGGCGACACAAAAATGGCGTCGAGGATTTGAAAAAAGCGGAATGGTACTTAAAAAAAACAATAGAAGTTGCAGAAATGAAGGAAAAGGAGATATAAAAATGAAAAATGAAGAAAATTATGTCGAGGATTTAAAAAAAGATGAGTTGTATGTTAAAAAAATAAATGAAATAAAAAAAAAGATGAAAAAATATGAAAAAAAAGAGTTTGATTTTATGCAATTATCAGAAATTGAAGCAGGATTAAAACGTGAACTAAATGTAGAAATATACGCAGATAGAAAATTTAATTGGGAACAAATGCGTGAAATTCGAGGGGGATTATCAAGAAAAATAGATGTTAGCATATTCGCAGATACAAAATTTAATTGGCGACAAATGAGAGAAATCAGTTATGGTTTTTGGGGAAACGCAGATGTAAAACTGTACGCAGATACAAAATTTTGTTGGGAACAAATGCGTGAAATCAGATATGGATTTTGGGATAAAGCTGACACAAAAGTGTATGCCAACCCAAAATTTTGTTGGGAACAAATGCAAGTTTTGCGAAAAGGATTATTAGCAGATTTAGATGTGTCGATATATGCAAAACCAGAGCTTAGTCATAATCAAATGTCAATTATATACGACAAGTTGATAGAGGTAAAAAAAATATTAAAAACAATATAATTTTTGGAGGAAATAAAAATGTTAAAATGTGCTAGTTTTTTTGCGGGAATTGGTGGTATAGATTTAGGTTTTGAGAAGGCAGGTTTTAAAACAATATTTGCTAATGAGTTTGACAAAAAAAGCAAACGTGACGTATACAGCAAATTTTCCGGAAACGGAATTAAATGTAAATGATATAAGAAATATAGATGTAAACAGTATACCAGATTTTGATGTAATGCTTGCTGGTTTTCCGTGCCAACCATTTTCCCAAGCGGGGCTACGGCAGGGTTTTGACGATGAAAAAGGTCGTGGAAATCTAGTTTTTGATTTAATTAGAATTGCAAAACAGAAAAAGCCAAAAGTTTTATTTTTTGAAAATGTTAAGAATTTGAAAAATCATGACGAAGGAAAAACATTAAAAACTATAATAAGTGTGCTGGAAAAAGAGCTGGGATATTTTGTTATAAACAAAGTTTTTAATACTTGTGAATATACAAATATCCCTCAAAATCGAGAAAGAATAATCATTATTGCTTTTAAAAATAAAGTTGATTTTGAAAAATTTGAGTGGATAGAACCTATTAAACTAGAAAATAAAATACACGATTTTATAGATTTCGAAAATGAACAAGATGAAAAATATTACTATAAAGATAAAAAGTATAAAATTTTGTATGAAAAAGTAATGTCAAGCAGCACAGTTTTTATGTGGCGAAGAGCTGATTGTGTAAGGGAAAACAAAAAAAATATGTGTCCATGCCTGCTTGCGTCGATGGGTGAAGGTGGAAATAATGTGCCAATTATTAAAACATTTGGAGGTGACATAAGAAAATTAACAGAAAGAGAGTGTTTCAATTTGCAAGGATTTCCACAAGATTTTATTCTTCCTAAAAATTTATCAAGCTGTTCGTTGTATAAACAAGCAGGGAACAGCGTTACTGTAAATTTGATAAAAAGATTAGCTAAAAAAATATTACAAACTATAGATTGCACAAATTAAATTTAACTGTTATAATAAAGAAGTGCAGTAAATAATAATCTTATTTTTTGTAAACTGTTCATTAAAATTTTTAATTCCTCCAAATGTTTAATGTCTCCGTAAAAAGAGGCATTTTTTATTAAAAGTCTTTGACACAAACAAATTTACGTAAATAGTCTGACGACAGAAAAAATTAAAGAAGTTACAGATGTTTTAGTTGACAAAAAAACTAGTTAATGTTATTATAACATTAAGGCAAAGTTTCAGAGTCTTTTCATAGAGTTTTTTATTATTACGGTTAAACTTCATGTTAATGTTATATTGCGATAACATTAATGCAATAATTATGATAGATGTTTTAGTTGACAAAAAAACAAAAAGTTTATTTTTTAAAGAATAAACAGAGACACAATGTAATGTAACTTATGTTGTTAATTACGTTATTATAACTTATGTTATAGTAGCGTTTTTTTTATTTTTATAGTATAATAGTAATATAATATTAAAAAATGGAGGAAATAAAATGGCAAGACCTAAAAAATACTTTATAGAAAAAATGATACCGATAATTGACAAATATATAAAAGATACAGAAATGCCAATAGTTAAAGAACTGTGTTTTTTGAATGACTGGAATTACAAAAGAATTTATATGATGGCAAGATTACCAGAAAACGAGGAACTATCTGATAGATTAGATAAACTAATATCAAAAAAAGAAGTCTTTTTGGAAAAAGGTTTGCTTAGCGGACACCTGAAACCAGCCCCCGCAATTTTTTCGTTGAAGCAACTTGGCTGGCGGGAAGAATATTTTTCCGACGAACAAAAAGAACAAATAAGTTTAAATAACAAATTAACAGCAAAAAACACAGAAATTGCAGAGCAAAAATTGTCAATGATGAAAGGTGATACAGATTTAACGCAAATAAAAGATTTTCTTGTTGAGGTAAAAAACGTTGTTGATGGCAAATAATATTAATTATTTTTGAGAATTGGATGTTATAAAATGCACAAAACTAAAAAAATAGAGCTATCTACTAAACAATTAGATTTTTTAAGATGTTGTAATCATCGTTACAACGGTAAAATCGGAGCTACAAGATGTGGCAAAACGTGGCTAGATACAGCTATTTTAATACCGCAAAGAATTATAGAAAGAAAAGGGAAAGCTGGCATCAACATACTTTTAGGAGTTTCGAAGGGAACAATTGAGCGGAATATTCTGGAACCAATGCGTAATTTCCACGGAACTCATTTAGTATCAGAGATTAATAGTCAAAACAAAGCAACATTGTTTGGGGAAGTGGTTTATTGCATCGGTGCGGAAAAAGTGTCACAAGTTTCAAAGCTGCGGGGAGCAGAATTTAAATATTGCTATTGTGACGAGCTAGTAGATTTTAACGAAGAGGTATTCCAGATTTTAAAATCGAGATTGAGTACTGAGTATTCCGTTTGTGATTTTACAGGAAATCCCTCATTTCCAGACCATTTTGTAAAAAAATTTATTGAGTCGGAAGCAGATGTTTATTGTCAAAATTGGACTTTGTACGATAATCCTTTTTTGCCAAAAGACTTTGTAAAAAATTTGGAAATTGAGTATAAAGACACTGTGTATTATGATAGATACGTTTTAGGCATGTGGAAAAAAGCAGAAGGATTAATATTTCCAAACTATGAAAATAGTATAATGGAACCTTTTGAACAAAAATATAGAGAGTTCCAGGTTGCGATTGACTACGGAATACAAAATCCTTTTACGATGGGACTTTTTGGTTTAGGGGCAAATAACGTTTGGTATAAAATTAAGGAGTTTCATCACTCTGGGAGAGAGAGCAAAGCCCAAAAGACTGATAACGAGTATTATCTGGAGCTAAAAAAATTTGTTGGAGATATTAAAATTAAGCAAATAATAATAGATCCTTCTGCTTCAAGTTTTGTGGCACTTATTAAAAAGTCCAACGATTTCAACGTAAAAAAAGCCAAAAATG